CTGCATTGTCAGATAAAAATACTGTTTGACCAACTCTGATAGCAATTGATCCTGCTCCACCTGCTGGGTTTAAAACATCTGCCACTGCGAATGTTGCTGTAGGTGCGTTAATTGCTGCTGAAGTTGATACGTCAGTGTACTTAGTGTGTAATCTTCCTTGCTCAGCCCATTTGATAAGGTCAGAATTAGATGGCATTTCTGCACCAACCATTCTTAAGAATGATGAGATTGTTCTATTACCATATCTTTCAAACTCTTTTTCATAAGTATCAGGAAGATACTGATTTAAAAAATCGAAGTTAGTAATGTAGTTTGACTTTACTGGCACTCTCTGTGCACTTGGTTGTAAATCGAAACCTGGGATATTTGATACCGCCATTGTTTTTTAGTTTTTAGTTGTTAAGTTATTTTTTTCTACTTCTAATCCTTAACCCTTTCCCGTGGTCGGGGTTTATAGATTTTATTTGCACACCTGATTTCGTTGACGATACCTCTGGAGCTGATCTAGTTGTCATATTAATGTTTTTCAACTTTTTCATTTGGTCATCAGCTGCAGCTGTTTTCCCTTGCTCGTAAAAGAATTTCGCAAACTTGTCTGGTTGCATTGCCATAGCTAATGACTTGTGATACTCGCCTGCATTAGTAAGACTACCATCTTCTCCTTGGAATTTCTTAATGAAACTACTAGGGTCTGAATGAATCTTCTTCAATTCAGCAGCGTCACCAGTTGAAAATAAAACTTTGTTGTTATCTAATGTAAACTCAAAACCTTTGAATTCGTCAAACACATCGTTTGTTTTTTTAAGAAAAACATCTCGTAAACGAGACTGCTCATCTTCTACCGTCTTAGCTTTAGCTATATACTGTTTATACTCCTCAGACTCTTCTGCACTTTCAGATGATACATCCCTACTCGACTCAAGAGGGATTCTGTATTTTTCCTGCTGTTCTGCAAAATAATCTTTGGCTTTCGCAATAGTTTTTTTCTTTGCTAATTTAATCTTCTTAATCTCTCTGTCGTCATCTAAGTCCTCATCGAAGTCATAGTCTTCCATTAAGTCATTGATATCATCAGAGTCCAACCCTTTTTCGGTTGCAGTAAGATAATCTCTTAGCAATTTATCAGGTGACATCTCATCAAAGTCCTTCTGTAATTCATAGAAGTCATTAATTCCACGACCTGTTTCTTTTTTATATTTAAGATATTGGGACACATCTTCGGGAAGGGGTTCAGTCTCTTCTCTAGTTTGATTTAACTCATCTAATGAGTTTATCGTTTTCCCATATCTATCTCCAATAAATTTAAGAACATCTTCCTCGCTTAATTCAGCTGGAATGTTTTCTGTTATATTTTCAATTACCTCTTTTTTTATACTAAGCTCCTCTTTTGGATCTTCTTCGGTAACATTAACTGTCTCAAAATCTTTAATTACAGCATCATCGTTAAATTCTCCTGCAATCTTCTCATCGTGCTTGTCTAATAATTCCTGCTCAATTTGTTGAGTGGATTTATTACCATCTTCACCATCGTACTCTTTTACTTTAATTTCCATATTCTATTAGATTTAATTATATACAAAGTTAAACAAAAAATAATAAAGTTTTAAACACTACCTAGGATTAAACTCCGCTAAGTCAAAGCCATCTAAGCTATCCTCGTTAGATTCAAAATTCTTTGGTGGCAAATTGTTTTTTCTTTGGTTTATTAGTTGTGACTGCTCTGTATTCTGTTGACTAATTCTTCCTGCTTTCGCATTTTCCCTTTGGTCTTCTCTACCTTGTAACTGCTGAGAATCTACCTGTCTTAGTTGCATATTCAAGTTGAACTCCTCGTGCATAAGTTGTGACTTAAGCTGAGCTTCTTGTTTTAACTTCTCAATTTCAAAAGCAACGTCAGCTTGTCTGAACTGCATCTTAGCTTGAGTTTCAGCTTGTAACCTCATTTGGTCAGCCTGCATTGTCATCTCTTGTGCTTTCAGTTGTTGCTGAGCCGCCATAGCTTGCTGTTGCATAGCCATCTTCTCTTGTCTATCCTGCTTAGCTATTCTCTTCATTTTAAGAAGTTGGTTTGCTAACTTGATATTTTTAAGTTCTCTAACGTCTATTGCATCTTCAAGATTAATATCTCCTTTAGATAAAGCCATCTGAATGTTTTGCTCAAGCTGTGCTCTCTGCTCTTCATCTGGTGACAATTCAATAAAGATACCAAAGTCATATATGTATAGGTCGTTAATATCTCCTAGTATAGACACGTTGTACTTTCCAATCTGATTTATAAATTCTTCCTTAAAGTCAGCGTACTGTAAAATATCAGCCACCCTATAAGTAATAGCCTCAGCTAAACTTTTATAGATGTATAAACTTGCATCAAGTATGTGTCTTGTTGCCACGTTTGAGTTAAGTGCTGCCATCTTTTGTAAACCAACTAATGAATTTGGATCAGGCATACTACCGTCTCTTGCTTCGTTTAGTCCTGTAACAATTCTAATCTGATTAAGATAATGGTTATAATTTGTATGTAACATCTGAGTCTTAGAAGCCCCTGATGATGACTGTAATTCTTTAATTGGAACTTTCCCTTGGTTATAGTCTCCATCTTGAGTATAACTCCTACCGATAACACTACCTGTTTGGAAGTATAATCTTAATGCGTCTTCTGGGTTATAAGCGTTACCTGTTCCCAAGTCAACCTCGTTTAAACCATCTGCATCAATAAATACACCGTCAGGAACTACTCTAGAAATTACTTGCTGTAACTTTAAGTGAGTTATTTGAATCAAATCAGCGAATGGTATCATTCTTCTAACTAAAGATTCAATATTTCCTTTATACATTCTAGGTGCAGCACATACATAATTTGGTATTGCGTGTTGTGTAGCTGACTGTGGTCTAACCATATTCTCCATCAGCTTCCACTGTAGTAAAATATTAGTACCCATAACCATAACACCCTCATACCATACATCAATAGTCTTAGACTCTTTTGTAAAGTTACCTTCCTCTTGCATCTCTACAGGCGGATCGAAAGAATCATCCTTCTCAATCATACTAACATTACCGTTGTCTTTAACCTTTCTCTTATAAACAACCTTCTTAGTTGTCTTATAGTTAAAGTACATTAATGTAGCTGTGTCCTTATTGAACGCATCATTCTGTTGGAACTGAGCAACATTATAGTAATCATACCAACTCTGAGAAGATTGTGATATCTCCTCTAGGTCTTCATTATTTAATGTAGGGTCAATCTTAACTAGCTCTACAATAGGAACTGTTTTAATCTCACCCCAATAAAAGCAATCTGTAAAGTATGGATCTTCTGTATAACTGTATACGATATTTGCAGGGTCAACATATTTAATATTAACTCCATCACCTAATAAGAACTCGTGCTTTGCACAGGCAATTCCTAAAACAGTCATATCGTAATCTAATCTCTTTCTTGTGTCGTTGTATTTATTAACTTCAAATAATGTGCTAATAGCTTCCTCCTCCGCAATCTCAATAGCAGGTTTGTAGTTAAGTTGCATATACAACTTAAGCTCATCGTCTGTTGCTGGTAAATCATCTGGATTAACAGTAAAAGGGTCTACTCCTGTTTTCTTTTGTATGGTTTGTAATAATGGTTTAGCTACCATCTGTCCTTCTATCATTTGCTGATACTTACTTCTCTTTGACTGAGACATAGCATCCTGAGCAAAAGCCTTTGGAACAAACTCTCTACTTTGCATACCGTTAACAACGATGTCTACAAATTTAGGAAGTATAGGGACTGGAGTCCAGTCTAGGTTTAAGTAAGACAGGTCACCATCTACCGCTAATTCGTTCTTGTATTTACCTATAGATTGCTCACCTCTTGCGTACAATCTCAACCTGTGGAAGTCCTTCCATTGGTCGTAGTATCTACAACTGTTTCCGTCTTTTTTGAACCATTCGTATTGAATTGCTTGCCCGATCTGTAAACCAAACTCATCAGAAGCTTTCTTGCTATCTGAAACAAATTGACTAGGAAAACCTGCAGATGATATATTTATGTCTACTTTCTTCATCTAATAATTTCGCTATTTGTACCTTTATTGTTATACATTGCAAAGTTAACCTTTATTTTGGAAACTTTTTTCTGTGGTGTGTATAAGTATCTTTGTGTTGCCATTATGGCTAATCCAGAAGATATACTCGCATCAAACTTCGTCCTGTTGTTTATATCAAACTTTGCCCAGTCCTCTAGTGTTCTAGCAAATATACAATCTCCCATCTCATCTTCGTTCTTAATTCCTATATGCTCTTCAATGTAAGACTCAATTGCAGATGCGTGTGCTTGCTTCACATCCTCGCTTGAATTGGGCATCCCTCCGAGCTCCTTTTCAGTTTTTGATAACTTAGTATAATGTTTATCTGGACGGTTCATACAGAAGCCCCTATAGCCTCTATTCTTAAAGTGATACAACAACCTTGGCTTATTGTTCTCAATTAGTATAGGCATACCATAAAACACACAAGCCTTTAAAACATCCTCAAAGAATATCTCAGCAGTTTGTGGTCTAGCAATATACTCTAAGAAAAATTGGTTAATTGGTGCGTTATCCATATGGAACATTGTCTTACCGTGAAGTGCACCATTAGATCCACCTCCACCAACAACTCCTGATATATCATAACTATCACATCCAAACGCTCCAAGATGTTTATTACCTGGGTGTTTTATTCCGTTCTTAGTTTCTATTCTATTTTGTAATCCCTTTTCTGGTGTCCAAGATACATAAAATCTGCCTCTCGTATCAGGGTTAAACATTACCTCAGTATCTTTTATTCCATTCTTCCAACTTAAGTTACCTCTAGTTAAATGATGGTCAGTTATTAACGAGTCGTTGTAATCAATCTGTTGGTATATCTTTGTTAAGTTAAATATAGACTGCTTACTCTCATCTCTAAATGCGTGTGACTCTGTTCTAGGGAATTGACGGTAGTATTCGTTTAATGCATCTGCATCATTCTTTAATGAGTCAACCTCATCCTGCCAGTAGTTAATAGCTCCTTTTATAATAGGCTCTCCATCAATACCTAACACAGGTTTACTTGGTGTGTGGAATACAGGCATACCGAACCTGTCGATAAATCCCTCCATATTCCATTCCATTGGAATAAATAAACTATATAAGCCACTCTTAGTCTGACCATTCTTATTTCTTGTAAAAACATCAGAGTCCTCGTAAAGCTTCTTGAAGTTATCTCCACCCTTTGATAGTGCATTTGATGTTGATCCCATCATACACTTTCCTATAATCTTACTACCCAATCTTAAACAAGTCTTTGTAACTCGCCAGTTATTTAGAATATTATTAGGCTTAATCCATTTTCCTGACTCATCGTGAACTAATAGTAATAACTTCTCACCATCATAACTATTGTCGTCAGTATTCTTCCAATCTATTGTGGTATCCAATCCATATAACTCATCGTTAGTAGAATCAAACATATTTTTTTTAGTAATCTTAGACGCAGGAATCCTAAACGCTAACTCCGTCTTTGGTTTATCCATACCATCTTGAATAGGTCTAAAGAAAAATGGTAGCCTATTTGCAATAGGAACAACCTTATCTGTAAACATCTTCTTTGCATCTGACCCTGTCTTAGACAGTATTCCAACTCGTGCATCTTTTGCAAGAGTTCCTGTATTAACACATTCAGATGATGACATAAATGAGAATCCTGAACGTCTTATCTTTAAGTAATCCATTCCAAAACTTCTCTTGTCAGCCTTACAAGCTTCCCAAAATAAAAATAGTAACCTATTCGCCTCCCTGAAGTCAGGGTAACCAACATCAATTGAGGTCCACTGTAAGTACATATACTGAGCTCCAGTTACATACGTAGGTTTTCCATTTGATTTAAACCACATACCGTACTCTCTCCTATCAAACTCTGCTTCAATATAGTCTACCCACTGATTTTTAAACTCAGTTGGCTTATCGTTCCAATGAAATATAGTTTGAATCTTTGATAGTATCTTAGGAAGTGCTTGTCTCTCCCAG